TTTATATTCTTTAAATATTTTAATTTATCGTCATTGCATATTTTTCATCTAGTGTTTTAAAACGCTTTTTGAGCTTATTATTTTGCACCATATATCATCTAAAATAAAAACACGTGCAAAAATGCTTATGGTTTGGATGCATATTTGTTTTATTTGATTTGTCCAAAATAAAACAAAATATGCAATATTTCGGGGCTGATGTCCAATGACATCATTTATGCTGTCATTGTATATCACCCAATCGATGATATTTTGCTAGATAATTTTCATTTGTTTTATCAAATTTGGACCAAATAAAACAAAAACTTGCAAGCATCAAAATCACATGTCAATTTTTTCGGCCAAAAAAATGAGGTTTTTTGGGTGCATTTTTTTTGTGAGCATAGTGCTCACGTTTTTTATGACAAAATCTGAAAAATAATTTTGTTATTTTTTTATTTTTCTTTGCACAAGAGTCAAAAAATTTTCAGAAAATGGACATCAACGATGTCCAAAAATCGATACCCCGTTACCTTTTTGTGAAAAAACGCGCGTTACTAGGTAAATTTTTTGGCACTTTTTGATGCATATTCGCGAGACCATATATGCTTTGACAAATATTGATATGCAAAAAATCGGAATTTTTCAGTGTGGGATTTGACATGTGTACAGAGGATTTGCAAAAATCAAAATGATTTAAAAAAAAATTGAATTGAAATCATTTAAATGCTAATAGTTGTCAGTGTATCAGAACAATGTTTGCCCACCTCCGTTCGAAAAATGCGGTACTTGCCAAGTATCAGTTCCTTCCGAAACAGTTTGCCGGACAAATGAGAGAAAATGTGCGCAAAAATGCAAAACCCTTGGCTGGAGTTGATGTGTCTACATCCGATGCAGCAGGAATTGTCGCCGAAATATATATGCGTGAGTTTGCGTGCACGATTAGCGTGTTGCTTCAAGTTAATGGAATCGCATCGCGTTATCATGAACACGCGTTTGACAACACGGATGCCTACATTGAAGGAATGCACCAGACTTCGCAACTGTCTCCGCATGAAATGACGGCAGAGCAGCGCCATGCGTCCCAGATTCTTCTGGGAGTTGGCAACAGTCATTCCGAAATCAATATGTCATTGAAAAAGCTTGGTTGCGAAATTTTCATGAAAGACATAGTTGAATGCGACGTCGCGAAGATGCAAACAGTGGCTCAAAAATTTCAAAACAACCCAACATTCGTTGAAGAAATGTTTGACCGTCTGCACCACATAACCAAGCATGTTTGGAGCTTGGTCAACATGATTGCATTCTCCAACCTGTTTCGTTTTGCAGATCCCACGCAATCCATTTGCATCCCGCACCAAGACGATGCAATCTTCATCCCTTACATTCCAACACGGTCGCCATTGCCGCCGGATGAAAACATGAAATCAATCGATATGTCGAACATGACAGAAGCTATGGAAAAAATCGAGGATTTCATTGATGTCGACTTATCACGAGACGAACAAAAGTGCAGTGAGTGTGGCAAGTGCATTGACCAAAAAAGAAGCAGCCACCATGTCATGTTCACAACCGGCGAAACACTATGCTACTTGTGCAAACCATGTGGCCTCAAACGAAACTCACAACCAAATGAAATTAACATGCATGAAAAATTTTATGAATGAATGATCACAAGTGTATATGAGACAAACAGAATTATGAATAAAGGGTCGGTGGTTTTGACCCATTTTTTTTTGACATTGAATACATATAAAAACATGTTATTATATGCATGAAACGCTGCAACGATGGGAGGCATCCAATCAAAAGAAGACACCAGCATCATTGACTTTAATAAAAAAGTGTACATTGTGGTTGACCTGTATTTAAAATCCAAAAATGACAACAAGAAATTGAATTTTGATGAATTAAAAACAAACGTCTCTCTAAAAAAACACTTGAAAGACATTTTGATGACTTCATTTGCTCAAGAAAAAATATCGGTGTCTTTAAGCGACACCAACTTGTTTTTCGTTTCCAAAACCAACGGCGACCGTGTTGAATATCTGGAAATGAATGCAATTGTGGAATTCAACCAACCATCCATCAATGAACCTCCATTCAACGCGTTGAAAATGCAGAAATTGAAGCTACATATACTCAGCGAGTTTTACACATACACTTCAAATAAATATGGGATTGTTATTTCTCCCGACACAACGGTGGTCATACTGTATAACACGTTGAGCGAAATTGACATTTATCAAAAAAAATAAATCATGATAAATTATCATAACTGCATTTTATATAATTGCTAAAAATCATCAATTCTCAACATGTTTGAATTGATTTTTAATAAATACTTCAAGTCTAGCACAATTCATGTGTTTTGGTTTTCATTTTTGACATTCGTCGTTTTGAATGTCATCGAAAATGTGATCCACTATAACATTGGTAAATTTCACGACAGCAAAACCATTCATTTCACGAATCCATCGACCACTGACTGGGTTCAAATCATCATAATCATGTTTGTGTTTGCGATTTTGCAAGGTGCAATGACATCCTATTTTAGCATTTGTTAGCTTATGGGAAGTCCAGCCCACCCTTTTGATTTTTTTGCCGCATCTTTTGTTGCAGTTGCATCTTTGGCCACGTGGTCCGGAGTCCATTCCACTGGATTGTTTGCGTCATAGGTTGGGCTGTCAGTCATGAGAATGTCATAGTTCTGTTTCACATAGTATGCCCGTCGTTTGTACCACTGGTTCTTGAATATGTCTTGTTGGTCCACAATGTCAATGACCAGCGGGCGCCCGTGTTTGACGCGCAAAATGCGACCAACCGACTGGCACACATCTGTTTTGGGAGATGCCATGATGAGCGTTGTCAACGTCTTAATGTCCAGCCCTTCGGATGCCATGGCATATGTTGCTATAATGACTTTTCGCGACTCGCTGGCTTTCAGATCGGCTTCTTTCATGCCGCCCACATAATATCCGACTGAGCCACCAGCAATGCCACGGTGTTCAATTGCCTTGTGCAAATACGTGATAAGCGACTTGTTGTGTGCCAAAATCATGACTTGTTGTTCCGGGTTTTCCGCGAGCTCGCGCTGCAACACGCGCAGAATAAACTCACTACGGTGCGAATAATCACATACGCGGGAAATCATGGTGCTGAATTTGGGATTGCCGCGATAGTCGTATTCCGTCTCGTTGAACGCGGCATCGTCTACGCAGTAATTAATTGCCTTCACGATGACGCGGTGTTCGGATGCGGCTTTTTCCTTGTGCACCACATCTCCGAGAAACATCTTGAACACTTTGGTTAATCCGTCCTTGCGCTGCATTGTTCCAGAGAGTCCCAACGTGTACATGGTGGTGACTTTCATCATACATTGGCAAAACACCTCGGCGCCCATGTGATGCACCTCGTCAAACACAGTTAGCCCAAAGCTGTCAAACATATCAGCGGGATACTCTTTCATGGAAAGCGACTGCAACATGCCAAGCACAATGTCCTTGTCATCAATGTCGACAACTTGCCCCTGAATGCGACCCACGCGCGCACCCGGCAAGAATTGCTCAATTCTCTCCATCCATTGATTCATTAAGAATGATTTGTGCACGACAACCAACGTTTTTCTTCGGAGTTGGGCAAGGATGTAAAGCGCCATGACCGTTTTGCCCTTGCCGGGATCCACGTCCAACAAGCCGCCTCCTCCCGCACCAACGTGGTTCAAATACTTTTTCACGATGTCTTGTTGGTAGTCGCGCATTTCGCCTTGGAAAGTGATTGTAATGGGTTCGCCGGATCCAATTTTGATGGCTTCGGGAGGGCCGTATGCGCCAATTCCAAAGTATCGCGGAACATAGATTTTTAGCGGAGATTCTCGGTAAATGGGATAAGCCGGGGGTTGAACTGGCGCTTTAGGAATGTATGGGCGTATTGTCAACTCAGTTCGAATGTATTTGCGCTCTTCTTCGTCCAGGTTTTCCTTGTGAATGGTGTATCCACGGGGTCCCAAATAAGTAGCAGCATTTGTTGCAGATGACATGGTGTGTTGTGATATCGTGGTATTTTGTGCATGTTATACATGTTTCAATTTTAAACAAAAAAAAATAATATGATATAATTATAAAATAAATCATACTATTTGCAAATCTCTCGACCAAATGAATCAAATGATGAACGAAACATTCAAAAATTGTCGCAAACACGAAATGTTGTTGACGGTGCTCATTATTTTGTACATTGTTTTAAATGTGCCAACCCCTCAAGTCATCGCACCTTTTGTGGACACGCCTTTAGGAAATATTGTCATTGTTCTGTTTGCGCTGTCATTTTTCATGCACTCTCATCCAGTGGTAGGAATCCTGTCTCTTTTTGCAGCATATGTGCTGATTCGCAGGTCGAGTGCCACCACCGGCAGCGCTGCCATCGAGGCGTATGTTCCCAGTGAGAAGCGCAAGAGCGAAGAGCTGACTGCTTTTAACCAGTTTCCGGTGACTTTGGAGGAAGAGATGGTCGCAATTCGTGCGCCACTGGCTGACACGCAGGTTGGCAGTGCTACGGCTTCTTTTCGCCCCAATCAATTGGACCAAACCTCATTGGGCTACACACCGTTGTCGGGTTAATCATTAATAAATGGTAATGGTGGTGCAGATGGAGGAGGAATGACGTATGCACTAGATGCCCAGGTGTCTCTGCTGGTCAAAAACATGTACGAAATTCCCAACAAAACCAATGCAATGAGAATTCCCCAGACAATGTTCATTCCAACTGCAGAGTTAGATTTTTTCACACTAGGTTTGTTGAAACCACCGCCAGACCCGCCAGAACCGCTGCCGTCATCATCATCGCAGTCTCCAACAATTTCAAACAGCACGTAGTCATCGGTCGAACTGGAACTGGCATCTGCACCTGTGATCGGTCCAGTAGTGCTTTTTTGCAAATTTGTTATCATGGAAGGTTGCACGGTTGCAATGTTGCTGGCCACAAGCGCGCTGATTGGTCCCGTGGTGGAAACTGGTTTTGTGAACACTGCGTAATAATAATTACCACTACATGAGTCATATGGGAGTGTGCCGTAATACACATAATAAAGATCATTCGGAATGAAATTATTGGCATTGACGTCGTAATTCATGGGGACGGATGGATTAACGGAAATGGTGGCGACATTGATGGTGTTAGAAGCTTGAACTATGGAAGCAATGTCCGCATTTTCAGTCCCAGTGCCAGACAGTGAAACTGGGACACTGACAATCAGCCCAGTGGATGAACTGGCAGAACCCGAACCAGGTGTGTGAACGATGAGTATTTCGGCATCTGCGTTCGTCCCATTGAATGTGTGCAGCGACGGCGAATAAATGCGAATTTCAGATGGAACATACGGTGTTCCGTAAAATGAAATGGCCGAACCCGAACTGCTGCAAGAGAGAGATAAGTAATTGCGGTCATTGGATATGGTCAGCGAAGAACCGGCACACATGTCGGGTGCATAAACCACGTTAAATTTGCCTTTGATTGGATTGACATTCTTGGACCCGGTTGGAATGTCAATGGGTGCTGTTGCAGTGCATGAAGTCATTATGATGTCAGGGGGGGGTGCACTTATTGAATTGTTTAATATATTGTTATAAAATAATATATTATTGTCTTAAATACTCATTCATTTAAAGTATCAATCCTTTGCTGACCATACCATAGTCAGGCCCGCAGTTGTTGTGAATGTCCATCATGGGACCGGGGGTTGCTGTCCCGATTTCATTGAGAGGCAGTGGCTTAGGGGAGCCAATACCAAAGTTGTATGAAACCGGCTGATTGGTCATGAATTGTTCGTATGGCAAATTTGCGGCACCTGAAAAAGGGGCGGGGGAAAGCGATGCCAAACCACCGCGCATGGAGCGTCTTCTGTATCGTTTGCAGCACTTGCGGCAACGACAACTGCGCCCATGTTTGCGAGTCTTGCCTCCCTTCTTTCCTTTCTTGGTTCGTCTACCGCCGCGTCGGTGCGATTTTCCTCCTGTTTGTTTTACCACATTGTAGCCGGGGTTTCCATTTCCGGCAAGTGCAGCCGCGCTTCCACCGGCACCGCCGCATCCAGCAACTGCTCCAACAATGCTAGAATATTGGGGATTCGGGTCAGTGAAATGCGAGTTGGAAGGATTTGCAAGATCGGTTGGTTGTAGAACTTGGTTGGAATTGTCTCCAGGAACCGGTGAATATCCAAGTGATGTCATGTGTTCGGTTTTGTATTATAAATGAATGTGATATTTTATTTATTGGCAACCGATGGACATTTCCCCCTGCACTTGTTTTCAAAATAGTAGTAGTCCAGGGTTTTGGGTGCGCTGGCAGTGCCGTGCTTGAAAATGGGACCATGTCGGTTGCCGGACATGCACGATTCTTTGGAGTTCATGCTGGCCCATACGCAGCAGGAA